TTGGAGCGGGCGATGGGGATCGAACCCACGACATCCAGCTTGGGAAGCTATACCTAGAGCTGTTCGTCGCCGTTTCCTCCGGTTTTCACCCATTGATTTCATTGGATTCTCTTGACGGCAGCCTTCACGGTTGTTCACTACGGTTCAGGGCCGGCCGGCCCGATCCGTCCAATATCCGTCCAAGGCCGTCCAACGATGCCCGAGCTGCCGAACACCAAGGGAGGCATAGAAGGCCTTCCCAGGCCCGAGAAGAACGCGGTCGATTATCGCGACACGAAACAGCGGGGCCTCTATCTCCGCGTTTCGCCGGCCGGCACCATGTCATGGTGCGTGCGCGACGATCGCGGCGGCCGGTCGAAGAAGATCGGCATCGGCCGCTTCCCCGATCTGCCCATCAGCCTCGCCCGCGACAAGGCGTCCAAGCTCCTCGCCTCCCTCGCGGACGGCATCGACGCTGGGGCCGAGCGGAAGGCCCAGGCGGCAGCGGCGGCGCAGAGGCGCATCGACACCGTCGAGGCTGTCGGCCGCATCTACATCGAGAAGACGGCGACCGGCCGGCACCGCTTCAACGGCAAGCCGATGCGCGCCGGCCCGCAAGCTCTGGAGCGCAGCTATTTCGAGAAGGTGGTGGTTCCGCGCCTGGGCAGCCGCCCCCTCGTCGAGTTGACCCGCGCCGAGATCCAGATCGCCGTCGACAAGATGGAGGCGGAGATGTCGCCAAGCGCGGCGCGCCACGCGCGCAACGTCCTGCAGAAGATCTTCGCCTATGCCATGTGGCAAGACATCATCACGACCGACCCCACCCGCTTCGTCTCCGCGCCGAGCTGGAAGGAGCGAGAGCGCATCCTGAATGACAATGAGCTGCGGGCCGTATGGCAGGGGCTCGATGCCGTGGCAGACATCGAAGGGGTCAGCGTCTCACCGCCGATGGCGCTCGCGATCAAGCTGGCCGCCGTGACGCTTCAGCGTCGCGGGGAGATCGTCGGAATGATGGTAGACGAGGTCGACGCGCGCGCGAGGACGTGGACCATGCAGGGCGAGCGGACCAAGAACGGCCGGCTTCATGTCGTGCCGCTTTCCGACCTCGCCTTCTCCCTGATCGAGGAGGCTCTCGCTCTTCGCGCCGGATCGGCGCGCGACAGCGCATTCGTCTTCCCGTCACCGCGAAGCCCCGACAAAGCCGTCGGGTCGATGGCCTTGTCTCATGCCTGGTGGCGCCTTCTACCGAAACTGAAGGTCCCGTCTCCGACGAGGCTCGATCCGAAGAGGACGAAACCCGTGACCGGCATCACGCTGCATGACCTCCGCCGAACCGGCGCGACCGCCATCACCAGCGAGCGCATCGGCATGCCTCGGTTCACCGTCAGCCAGGTTCTCAACCACACGAGCGATAGCGGCGGAACGGCGGCGGTGACGGCTGTCTATGACCGCAACGCCTACATGCGGGAGAAGCGCGCAGCGCTGGACGCCTGGGCCGCACTTCTGCAAGAGATCCTAGCCTTCGCGGACCGAAGGGACAATGTCGTGAACCTTGCCTTACAAGCCAAGGGTGGTGCGAAGCCCTCATATTGATCGCCTAAACCAAGCGTCGGCCTTCGAGCCACAATGTGACAACAAAACGGCAAGGTATCTTGACCGTCAACCAACGGAGCTCCATGCATCGTGCTCTGGTTGTGTAAGGGTACGACGTGGCTTTAAAACCATTCCTGAAGTGGGCAGGCGGCAAGCGGTGGCTTGTAGAGCGGAAGCTTCTGAACCTGGATATGCGAGGCACGCGCTACATCGAACCCTTTCTAGGGGGCGGAGCAGTATTTTTCCATACAAGTCCCGAACAAGCCATTCTTAGCGACGTAAATACGAGGCTCATTGAAACTTATGAGGCGATTAGATCCGATCCTCATCTTGTTTACAAACTTCTTTCCGATCATGCTCAACGACATAATAGCGACTATTACTATACAACCAGGACAACAGAATACGGAACTTTGCTAGAGCGCGCTGCTCAATTTCTCTATCTGAATAGATCATGCTGGAATGGCCTGTACAGAGAAAACACGCGAGGACAGTTCAACGTACCCATCGGCTCTAAAACGCAGCTTCTCTTCCCAAACGACGACTTTACCAGCGCCTCAGAATTACTAAAAAGAGCAAAACTAGTAAGCTGCGACTTCGAAGAGACAGTTGATCTCGCATCGGAAAATGACACTCTTTTTGTGGACCCACCCTACACCACGGCCCATAACACAAATGGCTTTGTTAAGTACAACCAAAAGATGTTCAGCTGGGATGATCAAGTCAGATTAAAGGATGCCTTAGTAAGAGCCGCCCGTCGAGGCGCGCGCATATTTCTCACCAATGCTGATCACGACTCAATACGCGAGCTGTACAGATCTGAAGCGGAGCCTGTTCCGTTGAATAGATATTCTGTAATTGCGGGCGACAGCTCAATGCGCAAAAAGACGACGGAGGCGATGTACATGATTGGAAGGCATGTTAATGCGTAAGGTTGGCGAGTTTCTCGAAAGATATCCGTTAGCTGAATCAATTCTTGAACTTGTTTTCAGCCTATTTTTCAATTTTGCTCCAATATTTGTAGCTGCGTTCTTGGCTATTTCCAGGCGGCCCGAATTTGATGCCGCCGGATTTGAAGCATCCTTCATATCATTTTTTGCAAAAGGCGAACTATCTCTCGTAGCGCTTGGCGTCTGCGGTTCGATACTATTCATTATCGTCTTTAAACCAAACAGCGCAAGCACCTCTACAAATGCGATCTTCGCTCTGTTAGTTACGCTAGGAGCCTTTGTCATCGGCGCGATAGTTGGCGACAATCCAGGGTTCGAGGCTGCTCGACCAACTTGGCTGTTGCAAGTTATTTTAATCCTTTATGTCCTCCTAAATCTTGCTTGGTTATTTATGTCAATTAAATCAAAGAGAGTTGATTTCTTAGCATCTGCAGAAAGCACTGTAAATCGCGCGGATAACATCATATCACAGTCACGCAGCCGAGGAGGACGCTGATGGAAAACGTAGTTCTCAAGGTTTTGCGGGTAGACCAGCCTATCGGCCAATTCTACATTGGTGCAATTCGTGCCGAGGTACTGGAGTCGATTGCAACAGTTGACGTTCGAGACTTTGTTAACGGGCATCCAGAGGATATTGCCGGCATACAGCGGCAGCTTTCAACTGCTCGTGTGACAAAAATTGGTGAATATGTAAATTTCGACTACGCAACGTTTCCTACTTCGATCGTTATTGCAGTTGATGAGCGCGCTGCGTCGATTGAACCTATGGCAGGATGCGAGGGGTTATACCAACTCACCATTCATGGATATTCTGGAGGCGAAAACGAAGAAGCTATAACGATTGATCGCTCCGCCTTCATTATTGATGGTCAGCATAGGCTTGCTGGCCTTGGTTATCATAAGAAAGATAGGCCTTTCGAGGTCAACGTTTCAATTTTTGTCGGCGTAGATATGGCTGACAAGGCTGAAATTTTTTCGACTGTTAATCTAGCTCAAACGAAGGTTAATAGAAGCCTTGTCTACGATCTGTTTTCCTATGCCAAATCACCGAGCCCATTTAAGATGGCGCATGAAGTAGTAATTGCACTTGTTCGAGATCAAGACGGTCCATTTTATCAGAGGATAAAGCGATTGGGGATTGCCACGCCTGGAATAGATGAAAAAGAGACACTCTCCCAGGCAACTGTCGTTCGAGGACTACTCCGTCATTTTCCTTCGAACCCCGACCAGGAGCGGAACAAGGGCTTCTTGGGTTTAGCAAGCAGACCTGCCCCCAAGGACTCCTTTCGCCAGCATATTTTTACGCCTTTTTATCGCAACGAAGACCCTGTTGCGGTATTTTCTATTGTTAGCAACTTCTTCGCAGCGGTACGCGAGAGGTGGCCTACAGCTTGGAACTCGTCAGATCAGGGATTTATTCTAAATCGAACAAATGGCTACAACGCATTGATTCGATTTCTTCAGGATGCGTATCTTTCTAAAACAGACACCCCTCGGATCGTTGGTCAGGACGAGTTTTCGTCCGTTTTTAATACTATAGACTTGCCTGCATCAACGTTTACTACAAAAAATTTCGCACCCGGAAGCTCTGGGTCGAGCGCTCTTTACAAAACTCTGCTGCAGGCGGCCAATCTGTAATATTATGGGTTGATTGAGCTATTGACCCGAGGTCGGGGTGACGAACCAGCACATTCTTAACGCATCAAGACCGCTGACCTTTTAGTGATCAGCGGTCTGGGCCGTTCGAATAGCCGGCGCCGGTAAAAAGTGAACCTGACAGCCCCCGCATCCTCACCGCTCCTGCCGACGCATCTCCGCCATGAGATCATCCAGCTTCCGGCCTTGAGCCTCAATCGCTTCCGCCGTGCCCGCCTCCTCGAGCTTCGCGATGGTAGCCGCGCTCGCTGCGATGGAGGCGACGGACGCCGCGATCCGCTCCAGCGTCTCGTTCAGCTTGGCGCCGTCGAGCGTGCCGTTCAGCCCTGCTCCGATCGCGCGCATCGCCACGGCAGCGTTCAACGGAGCGGCTTCCTGGCCTTCTCGGAAAGCCTTGAGAAAAGCCCAGGCGCATCGGCCGACCACGGCTGCCGCGACGGTCCAGAGCGCTGCCGTTTCAGGATCGCGCAGCGTGGCAAGCCATTCCAGCATCGCGGGCGGACCTCCTCAGACATTGATAGTGCGCGACCGCGTTGAGGACCGCCAACGAGAAGACAAGGCCCGGCCGAAACGGCTCGGCGAAGAACAGCGTCACCGCGAAGACGGCGAACATGAGGGAGGCCCATCCACTGACGACGGCGCGGATGTAGGGCGTCCACCAGGCGGCGCCGTTGATCCGAAGCGCGACGAGGTGGATCGCGCCGCGCATCGCGATTAGGAGCCCCCAAAACCCTTCCGAGGGCATGAGCCGTAGCAGCGGATCGTAGATCGCCGGCTCCAGCGTGTTCCATGTCGGCATGACGACGATCGTGCCGAAGAGAAGATCGAGGCCGGCGAGATAGGCTTCGAGCGAGCGGGTAGCATAGCGCTCGCTGCCGGGCGGAAAGAGGGCGATGTGCCCTCCCCCTCGCATCAGAACGAGCCAAGCGCGCCGCAGGCCGGGAACGGGCCGGCAGCCCATCAGCTCGCCCCGATCGGCTTCAAGGCTGCCAGGCGCCCGTAGAGCGCGAAGGCCGCGCCCAGAAGCGCGACGATCGGCGCCGCATAGAGGTCGGCCTGCGTCGAGCCGCCCTGCGCCAGGCCGATCAGCGCGGCGAGGCTGGAAACGATGGTCGTCGCCGAACCGAGAATGACGCGCGACTGATACCAGGGCTCGGAGTTCGTTGCGTTGAGGACGAGCGGGACCACGTCCTCGATGACAGCCTGGGCGATCGGCGCGGCGGCCTCGGCTTCGGCCGGCACGCTGGATCTGGCAACGGTGTCGTGAACCGCGTCGAGAATGACGCGCTGGATGGCGGCGGAGGTTCTGGACATGGCGACGGGCTCCTGAAAGGCAGCGAAGCGCTGCGGCTGGGTCGAAGGGACGGCGGGAGAAGTGCGGCGGGCCGTCAGAGCGGCCGAGACCTCGCGGCGCAACCGGTCGCCGCAGGCCTTGGCGCCGATCGTCGTCGGGTCGAACGCGAGGCGGGAAATGTCCCACTTGCCACGCTGTCTGATACCGAGCGTCCCCTGCACTTCGGCATGGGAAAGCACCGTTCGCGGCGTGACGACGATCGCATAGGCCTGGCAGAGATCGGCGACAGCCTCGACGAGGGCGCCCCACTGGACAGCCTTCATGGGCGCATGGCCGGCCAAGAAAGGCTCCTCGACAGCGCCGGCCATGCACGCGACGGAAATGCCGATCGAACCGGAATTGCAGTTCAGCGTATGGGCGGCATAGGCGCCGCGGATCGGATCGGCATTGGCCGAAATCGGCTGATCGCCGCGCACCGCCTGCCCGTCGCCGCCGATGATCACATGGTAGTGCTCTCGGTCGAGCGCGGAGACGGCATAGCCCCCGGCCGTCCAGTGGACGATGATGCGGGACATGCGGGCGCGCGGCATCCACGATGCGGGGATCTTGGGCATGGTATGGCTCCGGTCTTCGGGCATGAAAAAGCCCGGCGCGGTGGCCGGGCTGGGAAACGACGGGAAAGGCGGGGGTCAGTAGCCCCAGGCGGGGCGCGGGTCGGGGATCTCGCGGAGGATCGGGCTCGACAGCTTGAACTTGATCGGACCGGAGAGCTTGTCGCCGTAGAGATCGAGGCCCACCAGAAAGCGTTCGGACAGACCGCCGTCCGGCGCCATGATGGGGTTCGAAACGAGCCACCAGACACGGTTGCCATCCGCGATCGACACGCCGAAGTCGGGCGAGAAGCCGGACTGAAACACCGTGTTCGCCAGAACCACGTTGGCATTGCTGCGAAGGCTGACATTGGCCCGGATCGTCGAGACGGAGGCCGGACCGACCGTCTCCATCTTGAGCGCGAGACGATACCATTTGCCGAGGGCGGGGTTCGGCAGCGAAACGACCGTGAAGGCAATCCCGGCTTGCCAGAAGGCGGGAGCGGCGAGATCGGCGGGGGTGAGGTCGAGGACCTGCGCCTCCATATCACCGGAGACGACCTCCTTGGATGCGACGCAGGCCGAGAGGTTGCGCACGCTGTTGACGAGGAGATTGGAAGCAACGTTGCCGGTCGCGCCGCCGCTCTTGCCGCCGGCCGTGCCCTGCAGCTTCGCGAGCGCGGGGACCATGAGGTTGTTCGCCGTCGCGTCGGTGTCGAAGTAGCTGCCGGGAGCCACCGCGGTCTGAAGGATCGGCAGAAGGTGCTTCTTGGCGACCATCCAGCCGCCGCGCTGCCCGATATGAACCTTGTCGCCCATGAACATGAGGGGATCGAGGACGTCGGCCGGGGCGAGATCGGCCCAGGGGTCGAGAATGCCGAGAAGGCCAGGCCGGCCGGCCTGCGCGCGTATCCAGACATTGACGTCCCTGAGCACCTGATAGCGCGCATCGCCCGCCGGCCAGTCGGCGCGAGGGAAGATCACCGTCAGGATCGCGTAGACGCCGGCCTCGCGGCACCGGCGAAGCATCTGTTCGAAATGGCCGGTGATGTAGGCCGCCGTCCCGGCCTTGTCGTTGTCGTTCGAGTTGATCGTGTTCGATCCGCCCTCCAGAAGCACGATCTGCGGGTTGCGCGCGAGGATCGCGGGCAGGCGCGGGGCGATGCCGCCACCGACATAGGCGATGTTCGTATGGGTCCACTCCATGTGGTCGCCGAAAATGCCCTGATTGGCGCCGGCCATGTTCTGCCCGTTCGGCGCGGAAGCGTCGAACCAGGTGTCGAAGACTACGCGCTGGTCGATCGATCGAAGGTGGTCGAGGAAACCATAGGCAAAGGAGCCGACGATCTTCTCGCTGGTCGAGACGGGCGTGCCGGCATTGTTCGAGTAGGCGACGAGGCTGTCGCCCAGCGCCACCATCTTCGCGCCGGCCGCCATCGGCAGCGCCGGGAGGGCCGCGAGGAAGGGCGTCAGCTGAAACGTCTTGCTGCGGGGGCTGTTGGGCGCGAGCGGGTGGCTCACCTCCACCGCGATGCCGATCGGCACATCGGGCGTGACCGGAAGCGTGCCGCGGCGAAGCCGCGTGCCGTCCGGCGAAATCTTGAACCGGCCGTCGTCGGGGAACTTGATCACGATCTTAGCGCCCAAGACGTTCGAGCCCGCGACCGCAACCTCGCCGTTGGCCGGGATGGCCGTCGAGAAGGTCGAGGCGGACAGGGTCGGCGCGTCCAGAACGATCGGCGCCGGATTGCCGGCATCGACGACGCGCGTCACCGACAGGACGGACCGGATGCCGGCACCGCGTGCCCAGACCTTGCCGTCGAGCGCGTCGAAGCTTATCGACCGTTCGGGCATGCCGAGCAGGCTCTCGGCTTCGGGCGCCACGGTGCCGATCGAGAAGAGGGCGTCGACCCCTTCCTTGACGACGGCGCGGAAGCTCCCGGCTCCCGCGTTGGAGATCAGACGCCAAGTCTGATCGAGGACGATATCGACGGTTTCGAGTGCCATAGGATCTCCGGGCATGAAAAAGGCCGCTTGCGGCGGCCATGGGAACGGTCTGGATTGGTGGAAGGGTCGGTTAGGGCGTCGGCCAGCCGGCCGATGCGTCGATCGCTAGAATGCCTTCGATGTCGTCGGCCGCGATGAGAGCGAGAACACTGTCCTTCAGGGTTCGACCATGCTGGACGACGACCGAGTAGAAGGCGCCGACGCCATAAGCGAGCCCGATACCGTCGTCTGGCGTCGGCAGGGGCAGGCGCTCGTTCTCCATCGTGATCCAGCCATGCGCATAGCCTTCGGGCCACGCCAGCGCGCCGGCCTTCACCACGAGGGCCGTCACGGCAACGGCGCCGAGATCCGCACGGGTGCCGTCGCTCATGTCGATGTGGAGCGAGGTGCCGGGAACGGGATAGCCGGCCGAGAGGATGCCGTTGCGCTCTTGGTCGATCGCAGCCAACTTTCGGGCGCCGACCTCCTGCACCGGCAGCGTGGCGACCTGATAGGCGACGATCGCGGTCGTGGCGCTCACGAGCCATTGCGTCAGTGGTCGCGTCTCGACGCGCTCGCGATCGGCATCGAAGGCCGGCGGACGATAAATGACGAGCCGAAACCCGTGTTCGGCCAGTTCGGCGTCGGTGAGGAGACGACTGCCACCCTCCTCGTCCATCAGCCAGCCGGGATGAGGCCGAACGCGCGGTCCTTCTTCTGGAAAGTCCGTGAAGTACATCATGCCTGCTGGTTTCCTCTGATGTCGCCGTAGCCGTTCGGCCAGGATGCCCGGCCGTAATTGTAGCCCCAGAAGCCAGCAGAGCCGCCGGCGCCTCCCGCCTGCGGTGCTCGGATTACGTTGTAGAACCCGTTCCCAGGGTCCGCGCCCGTCTGAGCAACGCCGGCCCCTCCAGCCTGTCCCGGTTGGCCGTACCCGCCTCCGTTGCCGCCGGTTCCTCCAACGGCGCGAGCAACGAACTGCTCGCCATCCTGGTTTGGACTGTACCGAGCGACCGTCGCTCCGATGCCTCCGGTTTGGCTCGATCCGCTTGCAACATTTCGCTGCTCGCGCTCGACCTGGGTCGCACTCGTAGTGCTCGAATAATTGTAGACCGCGGAGCCCGGCTGGGAGACGCTTCCGCGTGCGCCAAGTGCACCACCGCCACCACCGCCACCCGCAAAGCAATCGCCCATTGCGGAGCTGCTTTGGTAGCCGTCCTGTCGAGCCCGCGCGCCACCACCGCCACCACCGCCGCCGCCGCCGCCCCAGATATGACCGTTGTTGTGGATCGTCTGGCTGTAGTTGCCGGCATCGCTGATCAGCAGGCCATGTCCGCCGGTCCCGCCGGCGCCGCCGGGGCTATCCCAACTGCCGCCGTTGCCGCCCGCACCCGCGACACCGGCAATATAGCCGTTGTTTATGACGGTGATCTCGGACCCGGCTGGGAAGTCACGGAGATTGAGAGCCCAGCTTCCGTCAGGCGGGCTGTAAACCCAGACGCCGGATGCGACCGTGTAAAGCACCTTGACGGGCTCGACGCCGCCCCAGCCTGCGGCGACGACTTTGCTGCGAAGCACGACGTTGGCTTCGTTGGCCGTCTGCATGATCTCGATGACGTTCTGGTAGACGCGCTTCCAGACGCTCGCATCGTTAACCCACAGTTCCTTGATCGGCTTCCAGACGCCGCCCTCGTTGACAAAGCCGGCCGTCATCGTTTTCCAAGTCGCCGCGTCTCTTAGGAGAACCGCCATCGGTCAGACCTTGAAATACTTGTCGCCTGGCTGCCCGCCGGCCGGCGAGCCCGTGCCGATCGTCTCGCCACCGACGCGCAGGCCGGCGATCGTCGCGGAAGAAAGCGACGCGCCCCCCGACGTCGCCAGGGTGCCGGTGACGGAAACGCCCGTTGCGGTCTTCGTCAGTGCCCCGAGCTCGATGTCGCTGCGCACCTCCGCCGGTGTCCGGCTCTCCCAGCCAGAGGCGTCCGCTTTGCCCCGCAGATAGCCCCCGGCCGTCACGCCGCCGAGGAGCGTCGCCTTGATCCAGTCGGCGAGCTTCTGGAGGGTATTGCGTGGCTCGTCGATCCCGCCGCGCACCGTCGAGACGGCGGTCTCGGCGGCCGTTTTGACGGTCGTCAGGGCGGCTGCCATGCCGTCGAACTCGTCGTCCACCTTGTCGGCGCTGATCGTATTGTCCGGCGCGCCGAGATCCCGATCGCGAACGAAGTTCTGACTGCGGACGAAATTGTTGCCTTGGAACGGCATGATGCCTCCATGAAAAAGGCCCGCCGAAGCGGGCCTGTGTTGGGTTCACTGACGGGCAAGAGCCCGTTGAAGTTCGGTTCCGGGCTCCGGCAGGCGAGGCCGGCCGACCGTCAGGTAAACCGGACCCTTCGGACGCTCCGGCTGGACGCTCACGGCCGAGCCGGCGGCAGCCGCCTTGACGTACCGCCGGGCGAGCGACCGAAGCATGGCGTCGGCCCGCTCCGGGTCAGACGGGACCTTCGTCATGAGGTAACGAGCCCGCTCCGGGTTCAGCAGCGCGTCGCGGACCAGCTCGTCGACCGAATTGATGCCGTTCTGCCGAAGCGCCGTGAAGAGAGCCGCCGCGCCACCGCCGGCCGCGGCTCCGACCGGGCCGCCAACGCCCGCGCCGACCGTGCCGCCGGCCACCGTCATCCAATTCTCCATGCCGGCCGACATGAGGTTCTGAAGCACCGAGCGCTGATCCTGCGCCGTGTTCGACTGGTTCGGGATCTTCACCGACGCCAGCGAACGGTTCGCCTGCTGGAGATCGGCGGCGACGGCCTCCATGATCCTGATCTCTCGTTCGTCGAAGACCGTGCGCAGCGCGTTGCGGTTCGTCTTCACGAAGGTCTGAAACTGGTCGGCCTTGATCAACTGCCGGCCGCTCGTTGCCGCCTCCGTATTGCCGACCATGCGAAGCGTCACATGCTCCGCAACCGCCTTGCGAAGGCCCTGAAGCGCATCCTTGTCGTTCCCAACCTTTTGGCGGAGCTGTCCCATCTGCCGCGCGGCGTCCTGGCGCGAGAAGAGGCCGCCGACGAGCCGGACAACGTCCTGCGGATCTTCCGTTCCCATCAGCTTGCCGAGCGCGCCGGCCTGCTCGGCGTCCAAGGCCGCCTTGCGGGCGGCCACATGGCTTTCGACGGCCTTGGCGGCATCCGATGCGGTGGCGATACGGGCGTCCAGCTCGGGAAAGGCCCGCAGCGCTTCGGCATGCGCCCGCCGCCAGCTCTCCAGCCGGGCCGGGTTCACGACGCCTGTCTCTCGATCGACGGCGGCCTTGCGCAGGCTGTCGATCGCGAAGGCCTCGATCGCGCCCATCCCTTTCCTCGAGCCGGCCGCATTTCGAAAGGTCTGGATGCGCTCGAAGCCGCCCTTGCCGGCCGTGAAGACGCGCGAGGCGACCTTCGCGCTCTCCATATTGTAGGGCGCATGGTCGGCCGGCCGCGCGAGCATCGGCCCCAGCTGCCGGTTGTCGAAGGTTCCGGCGCGCTCGCGCGTCGCTTCCGTCGCAATGTCGAGCCGAGCCTTGGCCGCATCGTCGAAAGGCTTCATCCCTTGTCCGCCGCCGGCCGGGGGCGTATATTCAGCGCCGATCGGGTTCCATGCTAATCCGGCCTCCCGACCGGTATCTTGCGGGGAGCTGGCGACAGTGGGAGCGGCTGAACCGGAAGCCGCGTCAGGGCCGTGCACCCTGGACCCGATCTTTTCCCCGAGCTTGTCCGCCGCCCGCCGACCTGCCGTGACGATGCGCCAATACTGGCCGCCATCGACCGGCGTCAGCTCGACGACGGCCACGCCCTGCGCCTCCTGCGGCGACGGCTTGACGAGAAGCACCCTGCCGTCACGAGCCTTGTACATCTGCGACCAGTTGGCGGAGACGTCTGTCACCATGTCCCAGGCGTCGTCATAGCCCAGGATCTCGGCATCCGACTGATGAACGGGATTGGCGACATGCTTCATGTCCGACCGGCGCAGACGGATCGGCGCATCGAGAAGCTGGCCGGGAACCGGCGCCATGCCGAGATCGGGATTGCCGGGCTCGCGGGGAACGAAGGGCTGGCCGTCGCGGGAGCGGAAGAAGAACGGGTCGTCCGCGGGTTTGGCGCGGATGTCGTCCATCGTCAGCTTTTGGCGGGCTGCTCCTCCTCCAGCATCCGGCGATAGTCCCGGATCGCGCGGAGCGCCTGTAGATCGGCCTCCTGTCGAGCGCGCTGTTCCAGATAAGCCAGGAGGGGAAGTCGTTGCGCTTCCGGCACCGAAGAAACCGCGTCCCGAATTGTCGTCACCGACTGCTGCCTCTGAGCGTCGGGCATTCCAGTCGCTGACCCATCGCTCAACATTGGCGGAAAGCGTGTCCTCTTGGCGAAGGGTTCCCGCCGCGACCGCCTGTTCCTCCATGAGGACCTTGCGCGAGACGGCGTTCTCCAGATCGCTTTCGATAGCACCGCGAAGCTGGATCAGTCGAGCCCAAGACGGCGACGGCCCGTGCCGGCCGCGCTCGTCGGCCGCCGCCTGGCTGACGCGCGAACGAAGCGCGGCGATTTCGCGGAACGGCATGACGTCGCCGTACTGGCCGACCACGGCATAAATCGCGGCCTCTTCCGGCCCCGGCGGCTTGGCGGACTTGGGAAGCTCGCCCACAAGCTCCTGCGCGACGCGGCGCACGTCCTGCGGCGGAAGCGCAAGGCTGCCGTCCGGGTCGACAGCCTCCCAAAGCTTGCCCTCCTTCTCCTTGGCCGCGTCGCGTCGCAGTTGCAGCGCCTCACGCATCGCGTCGCCGGCATCTTCCGGCCGCTGTCCCTGCCCAAGGCCACGATTTGCCGTGCGCTCCCATTCGACTGCATCCCGCAGCGACTTCGACGTCTCCGCGTCGATGGCCTTCAGCCGGCCGCGAAGGGCGAGCGAGACGGCTTCCGGCGCACCGTCCGGCTGGATCTCGTCGAGCGCATCACGGCGCGCGGCGTTCTGATCGGCGCGACGCTGCTGGAACTGCGCGGGGAACTGGTTCTGCGCATTGCGCTCCAGAGCGCCAAGGCCCATGTCGCCGGTCTGCTGAAACGTCGTCGGCTGGGAACCTGGCACGAGCGGCGCCCTGCCCTCCTCAATCGTCTTCATCGCCGCACGCGGATCGTCGGCGGCCTCGACGAGGCGTTGCCCCGCCAAGCGTTCGCGGCCGACCGCCGTCAAAGGCGCCGCGAAAGTGCGGCCGGCCTCCGCCAGGGCTCGGGTCAAGGCCGGAGCGCTCATCGCCGCCGCGCCCGCACCGCCGCCGACGAGCGAGCCGGCCAGCCCCGCGATCGGCTTGTAGGGATCAGGTGCGAACTCCTGCGCCGTGGCCGCGCCGCCGCCGGCCACGCCACCCGCCGCCGCATCGGCCGCTACGGCGCCCACGCTGCCGGACCGGCCGGCGAGCGCTTCCACGAGCGGCGCCGCGCCCGCCGAGGCCACGCCGGTCCGCAAAGCGGCGCCGGCAAGGCCGGCCGGAAGGACCGTGCCGCCGACGCCCTGTCCGACGCCGCGCACGATCCGCTCGTTGGAGTTCGTCGCTTCCGTGTTGGCCGGATCGAGCGGGGCGGCAACGGCGCCCATCGCCTTGCCAATCGAGCGCGATCCGCCGATGGGCTCGTCGATCGTGCCGACGTCGGACCCCGTCGCGGCATTGAAGCCGCGAATGCCGAGGTTCATTGCGCCGGTCATGAGGTCGACGGGCGCGCCGAGAACCCCGTAGAGCCCTTCGTTCACACCGGCGGTCGCGTTCATGGCGACGCCGCCGAATTTCGGGTCCGCCGCCGCTTCGACGACAGGCGCGTCATCCCACCAGTTCTTCGGCTTCGCGCCCGTCTCGACGATCGGCGCAGCATCCCACCAGTTCGCCATTCACGGCTTCCTTCGAATGGTTCCATCGGGCGCGGTGAAGGTCGCACCGGACGGAAGGGCATCGTATTCGGCTTGCGAGCCGATGGCGGCCGGCGCTGGCCCGCCGGCAGGGGCCGCGGCCGGGGCCACCGCATCGCCTCCGCCGCCCAGACGTGCGCGCATCGCGTCGTCCAGAAGCGGCGTGCTGTCGATTGCCTGCAGCCGCTTATCCGCCTCCGCCGGGTCGATCTCGCCGCGTAGGGCCGCCGTCGCCACTTGGGAGCGTTCGAGGTTGAGCTGCGCCTTCTTCTCGAAGGCCCCCATGATCAGGTCGTTCGCGCCCTCGCCATTCCGTAGCCTCGGGAAGGACGACATGAGGATGTCCATGTCGCGATCGGACATGGCGCCCGAGCCCGGCACGCGCAGGGTCGGCGCGATCTGACTGACGGTCGCCTGAAAGGCGTCGCCTGCCGAGGAAAATCCCGGAAAGCGCTCGGCCAAGCGGCCGGCGACGGGTCCTGTCGGCGCCTGCGTCAGAAGCTCTCGCATGGCCGGGATCGTCTGCGCCACGTTCGCCGCCGCGGTCCCTGTGTCGGCGATCGTTCCGAACCGCTCGACCATGCGTTCATCGGCTTTGTCGCGAAACTTCGTGGACGTCCCGCCGACACTGACGTTCGTCGCGCCCGCCTTCCGGTTCGCCTGTTCCCATTCCTGGAAGGAGCCGGTGAAGCCTTGCTGCTGGGCGAACTGGTATTCCCGCACGCTGCTCGGGGGCTCCGGCGGCTGGTTCGCCTTCGCCGTCTGAAGGTCGAGCGTGCGATCTGCCCTTTGGTTGGCGATCGTGTCTTGCCCGCGCTGATAGTCCTGTTGGCTCTCCCACCGCTGGTCTGCAACGCCGTCGCGGCCTCGCTGATATCCGCGCTCGTCCTGCCTCCAGGCCTGCTCTTCGGCACGCTGGGCGGTCTGCGCGCGGAACTGCTGCTGCCCCATGATCGCCTGGGCCGCACTGTCGCGATCGCCGCCGAGCTGGGCGACGGCGGCGAAGGCGGGATCGAGGTTCTGCGACGCCACCAGCTTCTGCAGCTCGCCCGCCTCCTCGCCCTCCGCCTCCTTTTTCTCGCTCGATGCCGCCCAAGTCTGGGCCAACGCTCCGGCGAGGTCCCAGCCATTCTGCGCCTGCGATCCCTGCCGCATCGCATTCGCCAGCATGGCGTCGAGAAGCTTCGTGTCGCGCTTCGGCTTGATGCCGATGTTCACGGTCGGGGCGGCCATGCTCTCTCCTGAAGGCGGCGGCGTTTGAGGTGCGGCGGGGCCGGGCTGCCCGCCGGATGCCAGGCCGGCGACGGCAGCGGCGGCACCGCGCGGCGCGGCCTGTTCGGCGACGGCTGAGACGAGGGGCGAGGCTTCCGCCTTCTTCGTCCCGCGTGCGCCGATGAGTTCGATGTGCCAGGGCTCCCAGGACATCGGGAAGGTCAGCCCGTAGCGCTCGGCATTGTCGTGGACCCACTGCCGGGCTTCGGGCGAGGCCTTGTCCAGGCGCTTACCGGCGGCGGAGAGGTCGGCCGCGTCGCCGTGATTGTGTCGGGAACCGCCGGGACGAGCGACCATCCGCCCGCTCTTGTCCGAGGCTTCCCAGAGCTGGCGCTGGCGCTCGACCGAGCGATAGCCGGAGCCGACCTGAAGACCGAGCTCCGGCGGAGCGGCGGCAAAGAGCGCCTGAAGCGAGGAACTGAACTCCGGCCGCATGCCCGTGAAGCTGTCCGGCCGCGTCGCGCCTCCGACCGCGTACCGGCTCCAATCCCAATTGCTCATGGCGCCTCGCGCAGCTTGCCGTAGTCGACCGCCAGAAGCCCGCTGGCAGAGCGAATGACCGCCGCCGGCATGACGCGGGCGACGTCCTGCGCCATGACGCCGATCTCGTGCGCGCCGCCCCAGACGTATTTGAACAGGTAAAGCGGCAGCCCGCGCCAGCCGGTGCCAAGCGGGACGAGATCGCGCTTCAGACGCCGGTCCGACCATTTCGTGATCGCCGCCGAGCCGAGGCCGAAGAGACCCGCCATCGGGTTGTTCGCCTGCGACGCCTGAAGCCTGTTCTGGAAGCCCTGCTGGGTGATGCCGGCGACGTCGGTCGGCTGCATGTTGTAGGTCGGCGTGTTCATGAAGCCCGGCGTGCCCATGACCGGAGCACCCTGGAGAAGGGCGGACGCCTCGTTGAAGTCCTGGTTGCGCAGCGTGAGCGCTTCCTGAAGCGCGGACGTGCGCTGGTCGTTGGTGAAGTTCGCGCCGGTCAGCCCCTCGCCGAAAAGCTGCCCGCGCGCGGCGGACGACAGGCCGAAGAGACGCGACTGCTCGGCGCCGCCGGCCGCGACCGCGTCGTAGGCTGCGCGGTTGTTCGCCTCCGACTGCGAGGCCTCCATGCGGGTCAGCTCGGCTTGGCCCGCCGCGCTGTCGAGGGGGATGCCGCGATCGGAGAGCTGCTGTTCGAGGCGCGATCGGTCGAGCTGCTGGCCCGGCTTCAAGAGCGCTTGGGCCTTCTGGAAGGTGGCGTCCTGCGTCCGCTGCGCATCCGCCCCGAAGTCGCCGACGCCCTGGATCGCGGGCAGACCGGAGGTGGAAAGGCTGGTTTGCCGGGTCGGCAATTTGGACAGGTCCATCGGGCCTGTCGGAATGCGGTCCGCCAGCGTCGCCGCCTTGTCCGTCAGCCCGGCCGCGATCTTCTCCTGCTGATCGTAGGTCGCCTGACCGGTCGGCGTCAGGGACACGGTCTGCGAGATCGGCACGCCGTCGGCGCCCCGCTGATAGGTCGTGGAGCCGGACGGGCCATACTGGTCGACGGCGTTGACGCGTGCGCTCTCGGTGATCGCCTCCTTGTTGGCGGCCGTCTGAGCCGCGATGGTCGCGGCCGGGTCCGGCGCCTTCGGTGTCTTCTTACCCACGGGCTGCCCCTTCCAACCATCTGCATTTGTCGCGCGTCATCCCGTAGGAGAGCGCCGTTCCACCATCCTCGAAGGTCTGCGGATGCGTTCCTTCAAGCTTGAAGCCGATGCGCTCGCAGAGCGTCCGCGAGGCCTTGTTCGTCCGCTTGATCAGCGAGGTCATGCGCCGGCAGCCGAGATCGACGAAGGCGTAGGTGCAGCCGACCCGAAGGAGCCGGCGCGTCATCCATGGCCCGTAGCCGGCAACGGTGACGCGCACGTCAGTCCCCCGGAACTCGGTGAAGGCGAGGCCCCCGATCAGCATGTCATCGCGCACGGCGCCGAAGGCGACGGCGTCTTCGAGGTCGGGCCGGTCCGCGATCTGGGCCGCGATCCAGTCCGCCACGAGGGCGTTTTCGCCGAAGAGGATGCGATAGGTCATGCCAGCCCGCCCGCCTCGATCGTCAGCGTCGTGGAAAGCCAGCGCACCGCGCCGGCCCGCGTGTCCGCCCGCAGCCCGACCGACAGGAAGTCGCCGACGCCGCCGACCCCCTGCAATTCGGTCGTGACGCGATCGGCACCGCCCCAGACCGCCCGATCCCAGACGCTTTGGTCCCAGCGGCCGATATCGGCGCTTTCGGCCGACTGGATCGCCACGCCCCTGCGCGGTTCCTTGAAATCGACGCCGAGAAGCGGCGTGACGAACGGGCTGACCTGCGACGTGACGATGGGCCGGACACTGGTGACGCGCTTGCGCCGGCCCGCGAGCCCCATCGTCTGCCAACTCCCCTGCCCGACCGCGACGATGGGCCGGCCGAGATCGGAGGCGCCGGTCATGCGGGCGATCTTGCCGTCCATCGTGCCGAAGGCGAGGTCGTCGCCGATATGGCCCCAGGACGAGGCCGGAAGATCCCGCCAGCGGCCCCAGGCTCCCGTCGCCACGCTCATGACGTGCTGCTCGGCAAAGCGCGAGGTCTGCGGAATGTGGATCAGAACGAGACGCGAACGCGGATCGTAGAGGAGCTGCCAGCCTGGGTTCCGGCCGAAGCGGGCGATGGCGCTCGCCGCCAGCCGCCCGATCTTCGTCCCGAAGCCGGCGACCGGCGAGCGGCCGGACGGCAGGAGGCGGGAGAGTTCGGCATAGCCGTCCGCCGAGACGGTGAGCACGTCGCCGCCGAAGGTCTCGGACGCGATCGGCCGCGTCGCGGTGAAGACGCCGACGCGCGCCCAGGCCGCGGCGTCGCCGGGATTCGAGCCGCGATACATGATCGCCTCGCCCGAGGACATGAAGAAGACGATGGCGTCGTCGTCGCCGGACCGGCCGCCGTCCGGCGTGATGACGGCGATGTCCTCGATCGAGCCGCCGCGCGAGCCAACACCGGAGAGATCGAAGCTCGTCAGCGCCCCTTGGATCGAGGCAAGATTGCCATACCAGAACGAGGACGAGCCGCGCTCGGCGAAGAAGAGCCGGTTGGCATGGGCGCGCACCCGGAAAAGTTTCGTGATGTCGGCCGGGCCGGTCCATGCCGGCGTCACCAGTGCGGAGCCGAGGACCGAGCGCGGCGCGTCCGTGCCGTTCACCAGATGGAGCCGGCCGCCGAGCACCGCCGGCCGCCAGACGTCCGAGTTGAAACCGCTGCCCAGCTGCAGGGCGGCAGGAACGTCGCCCGTGATCTTGAAGAGCTTGCCGCCCGAGGCCGCGATCGTCGCCGTCTGCCCTTCGTCGAAGGCATGGAGGAACGGCACAGGCGCAGCCGTCCCGAGATCCACCGCGATCCGGTAGCCCGGCCGTGTCTCGACGGCCCCTTCGACCGGCGACCAGTTCACGAGGTCGATCGCTTCGAAGGGCTGCATGCCGCCGGCCAGACTGTCGGAGGCATTGATGCCGCCGAAGGGTGCCGGCAGAGAGATCGGCGTGACGCGGGCCATGCCGGGATTGCTGCGACGGACGAGCGGCTGCCTCATAGCTGGATCGCATCCCCGCGCTGCGTCTTGGTATAGGCCAGCCCCAGCCGGGACAGCCGTTCTTCGACCGTGCGGAAATCCTCGGCGTAGTCGAAGCCGTTGTCGGAGCGCCAGCGCCAGAGGATGGCGGATTTGATCAGCCCCTCGTCGATCATCACGACGTCGGTGTCGATCGTCGGCGCCGGCTTGACCGTGCCGTCCGCCGCCTTCGCCCAAGCACGATCCGGCAGGAGCCGGTTCACAGGATAGCGGTCCAGAAGTTCGTCCGCGCTGGCGAAGAGAGCACCGAGGATCTGGGCGGTGAAGGGATCGGCGTTGCCGATCGCGGTCGATGGCGTCGGCAGCTGAAGGCGGACCGCCGCCGCCTTGACGAGATCCAGGACCGACGCCATCGGATCAGCGCGCCGGCTTCTTGGCCGCGGCGAGGTCCTTGGTCAGGGTCTCGTTTGCGGTGCGCAGGCCAGCGATCTCGTCGGCCAGCTTGCTCTTTTCACCCTGGAGGGCTTCGGCCTCGCCCTTCAGCTTTTCGACCTGCGCTGCGAGCTTGGGCGCCTGCGCATCGCTCTTCAGGTCGTCGATCGCGCTCTTCATGTCGGCGATCTGGTCGAGGAGGCCGGCATTCTCGTCTTCCAGCTCGGCGATGCGCGCTGCGAGCTTAGGCCCGTCCGAGCTGGTCTTGGCGAGGAAGGCCTTCGCCTTCTCCTGCGCCTCGCGCAGATCGCTCGGCGCCCGCGCCATGTCGGTCGCCGCCAGCTTCTCGACGGTGAAGATGCCGCGATCGGCAAGGCCCTGCCGGTCGGCCGCGTTGATGCCGGGCCAGGCGGCGAGCGGGAAGCCGTCCGCGTCCGGCTGGCGCGTGCGGTCGTAGACGCCGTACTCGACCGGGAAGCGGTCGAAGTCCTCCTGCCGGGCCTCGCGATCGACCGTGTTGTTGGCGTCGACCTGATAGAGGAAGTAGGTCGCGAGCCGATAGACGGCCTTGCCGTCCTCGCCGGTCTGGCCGGTGTCGGTGGCGCGGTCGTAGAATTTCGGGTTGCTCATGGGTTCGCCTTTGGCTGGAGCGCGTGAAAAAGCCGCCGCGAGAGGCCCCGCGGCGGCTGAGAGTTCTTTGCGTTTTCTGCAAAGAAGGGTCGGATCGGTCCGGCTTAGCGGACGACGACGAGGCGCGCCTGCCGGCTCCGGTTGTAGCAGGTGAGCGCGCCCATGAAGGCGATGTGCTTCGTCACCGCGTCGAGGTCCGGCGTGCTTTCGGGCAGGTCCAGCGGCTCGAACCCGCGACCCTCGTAATATTCGAGGTTCAGATAGTCCGTGTTCAGCATGAAGCCGCCGTTCGTCGGGTGCGCCGAGCCGTCGCTTTCGGAGACGACCGAGGCGCCCTTGAAGCGATAAGCCTCGAAGCCGAGCTTGGCGGCTCCGGCGTCCGTGTAGCGCTGGTTCTCCTGAAGCCCGTCCTCGAACGTGCCGAAGGTCTCGTCGTCGAGGGTGATGATGTCGGGCTTTTCGGTGCCGTTCGACGTCTTGCGGTAGAGCGTGTTCATGCCCTGCTTCAGACGGCGATAGCGCTCGTCGGCATTGGCCGCGCCCGTCAGGGTCACGGTCAGCGTCTTGTTGCGCCACCAGACGTTCGCCGCGGCATTCACGCCGCCGACCGTGCCCGTGGTCGGATCGGCGGCGACGATCGCGTCGAGGCCGACAAAGGACTTCGGGACCGAGCCGTCGCGATAGAGCGCGTCGTTGATCTTCGTCTTCAGCGTGTTCTCGGCGTTCATGACCTTGCCGCGCATCAGCTTCTTGATCGCGGCCTCGCCGTTGTTCTTGGCCGTCTCCTCACCCGTCAGGGTGATCGAGGCGGCGGCCTGCGCAGGCGAATAGGCGGCGTCGCCGATCGTCTTCTTCTGCGCACGGGTCAGGGGGTCGGTGCCCTCGTACCAGGCGAACAGCTCGGTATCCATGATGATCTGACCACGGATGTCGTTGCCGCCGTCGACCGACGTGACCCTGCCCTTCTTGTCCAGCGTCGCCAACAGCATGTTGGAGCCGAGGATGTTGTCGTAGAACTTGCGCTTGTACTTGGAGATCGTGAGCGCGACGAGCTGCGCGCGCACGTCGGAAGAAAGTGCTGCCACTGTATTGGCTCCTTATCGTTTGATTTCGGCGAAAGCCTGATCCACGGCGTCGTCGACCGTGTCGACCTGCTGCGACGGGCGCATGGAGCGCGTGCCGGGACGCACGTTGGAGCGGATGGCCTTCTGAGCCGCCGCCGCATCGTCCCGAGCCTTCTGAGCCGCCGCCGCCCGATCGGCCTCCTGCAGCCTCGTGCGCACCGCCGGATTGCTCCAGACGGCGGCCTCGTACGCCTTGTCGAGGTCCATCTTCGGATTGGCGCGGATCAGCGCCGCCATGTCGTTCTCGACGTCCGCGAAGTGCGGGCGAAGAGGATTGCCCGACGCATCCTTGGCGTCCCGGAACCCGGCGATGGTCTGTCCCGCCGCGTCCAGGGCGCGCCGCTGGGCGTCCTCACGCATCTGTGTCGTGAGGCTGCCGAGCCGCTCTTCGAGCTGCCCGACACGCGGGTCCTGGAAGGCGTCGTCGCCTGCCGCCGGCTGGGCGCCCGAGAGCCCCAGCACCTTCATGACGTCCACGCCCATCTTCTGGACGTGCTGGGCCACGAAGGCGAGATATTCCGCCGGCCGGCTGTTGGCGAAGCGTTCGAGGTCGGCGAGGTACTTCACCCCCTGCCCGACCGTCATTCCGCTCTCGTCCAGCTTGCGCTGGAAGTCGGCATCGACGACGGATCGAACCTCCTCGGCGAGCTTCACCGCCTCCGCGCTGCCCTCTGCCTTCTGCTGGTAGTCGGCCTCGATCGCGGCGACCTTCTTCTCGACGAGGGCTTTCGCCTCCGGCGGGAGCTTGGCGAACTCGGCCTGTTCCTCTGCGGTCCAACGATCGGGCGTCGCGGCGGCCTGGTCAGTTGCGGCGGCGGGCGTCTCGTTGGGGTTCTTGGCGACCTCGGCCGCAGCGGCGTCAGGGCGCGCGGTCGTCGTGTCGGAATTGGTGTCTGACTGGCCGGCGGCGATCTCGGCGAAGGCTTCGGTCAAAGCGCTGTCGACCGTGACGTCGTTATCGCCGCCCGCGTCGCCGCCCGTGTCCGCACCACCATCCCCGCCCGCATCGCCGCCGCCCTCGCCGGGCGCCTGGAAGAAGAAGCGCGGGCGGTGCCCGAAGCCGAAGGGCGCCTGTGCGCCGGCAGCGAACGCGATCGAACCCGCGCCGAGCGCGGTCGTGGTCTTCAGGGTCATGGTCAGCCTCGATGTCTCTTGCCGTTGGCGAGGAGCGTGCCTTTGAGGTCGCGGGCGTCGATGCAGTCGTGACGCTTCATTTCCTCGCGGCGCTGGGAACGCGACGTGATCGTCTCGCCCGTGATCGGGCTCTCGTAGGGATCGATGTCGCGCATGAAAAAAGGCCCGTCCGATCGGAGGGCCTTGGACTTCTCGACGAGCTTCCCGTCGCGCAAAACGTAGACCGACCGGCTCACATCACACCCCCGAACGGCAGCGCGCGGGCCGCCTCGATCTCGGCGCTTCGCTCCGCCATGTCGGCGCGGAACTCGATCTGCCGCATCTGCATGTTGTCCTGACGCTCCTGCATGTCGGCGCCGTGCTCCTCCTGCCGAATCTTCATATCCTGCTGCGCCTTCGCCCCGTCGATCTCCATCTTGGCCTTCGCGGCCTCGGCACGAGGGTCCGGCGGCGGCGGCTCGGGCGGCTGCTGGCCCGCCTGCTCCGCCATCTGCCCCAGCATGTCGAGGAGGTCCCGCGAGCCCTTGAAGGGCTTCAGGATCATCTTCATCATTTCGACGAGGAAGGGCTTCGGCACGGTGCCGTCCGCGACGAGCGGGCCGAAGGTCTGGATCAGGCCGCCGATCGCAGCGACGAGCGTCTGCGAGGCCTCCTGCTCCGTCGCCTGGTCGGCCGCGACGGTCGAGTCCGTCTCGATGTCGACGAGGCACATCAGCTGCGCCTCGTTGCGCAGATAGGCCTCGATCTCCGGCGTCACCTGTTTGCCCGACATCATGCCGAGGGTCGTTCCGGCGAATTTGGAGGCCATGATCTCGGCCGATATCCGCGTCAGCTCGCGCAGGAAGGCGGAGAGGCCCCGGCGCCGGTCGTCGATGCGCAGCGTGCCGAAATTGCCCTTGATCCGCTGCGCCGTCGCGGTTTCGTTCGGGTTCGAGGCACCCCGCAGGACGTCCGAAATGCCCGAGACCTCGTAAAGCGCCTGTTTCGCCTGCTCTCGCGCGCCGTAGAGCGCAATCGCCGCGTTCGCCAGCATGTCGAGCGGGATCATCCAGACGTTGGTCGACATGGCCGCCTCCATGTCCACGCCGGACACCGCGACCATCTTCCCATCCACGCCGTCCAGAACCTCCGCCAGCTCCTCGATCGAGCCGTTGTACATGCCGCGCACCTTCATGCGCTTCATGATCGCGTCGATGCGCTCGGTGATGCGCGCGACTTCTGCGGCGAGGTCGCGCCAGATCTCGTATTCCGGCACCGGCACCATGCTCTCGGTCGTCGAGATCGAGGTCATGGGCTCCGGGCACGGGAAGAAGCCGGCCAGCTCCAGCGTATCCTCGTCGCTGCGCAGAAGCACCGGGTCGTTGCCGGGGATGATCCAGTCGACGACGCGCCGGTCCTTGTCCCAGCACTCCCAGATGAGGGCGCGGGGCTCGCCCGACTTCGTCGCCTTGGTCGAGGCCTCGCCGGCTTCGGCCGGCGCATAGACGAAGGCGCCCTTGCTCCAGGCCTCGTCCTTCAGCTTCGCCAGGATCTCGGCATCCTCACCGAACTCCTTCTCCACCTGTGCCTTCGTCAGGTAGTGCCGGAAGGCCGCCCAGGTGCATTCCCGCCAGCGCCGCGCCGGCTCATGGACGAAGTCCTCCCAATAGACGTGGTCGAACTCCAGGGCCTCCCAGACCTTCCGGGGCTCGGTGACGGGCTTCCCATCCTCGCCAGCCATCGGCTGCCCCATCTGGTCGAGAACGGGCTGTTCCTCAACGACCGGCGCCCAGCGGACGCGGATCGTGCCACGGCCCGGCAAAAGCACCTCCTGCACGGCCCGGCGGATCTCCGCATCGAGGTTGCCGGCGTCGAAGGCCGAGTTGAGCGCGCCCTGCACGATCGTCGAGGCGGCGTCGGCCATGGCGTCCGGCGTCTGGAAGCGGCGCCGGACGTCGGCCTGCGGCGGCTGCTGGTAGACGGACGGGAACAGGATCGACGTGTTGGCGAAGAGCATGTTGAAGCGACCCCGGCCCGCGCTGCCATCGGCCGTCTTCTCCGCCCGGTAGATCTTCACGACCTCGCGGCCGGCGTCGCGCCATTTGCGCTCGACGCCGGTCGCATCGGAAATGCGCTCCTGCCAGCGGGTCGGGCTCACGCCCTCCGGGCCGGTCGGTTCGGGTTCAGTCGTCACAGGCGCTCTTTCGGGGTCTTCAGGGCGAAGGCGTTCTTCGCGAGGAAGGGGTTCTTAGATGCGTCGTCGCGGACCGGGGCCGCCTTGCCGCGCATGCGGTCGAGGAGCTGCGTCAGCTTCGTGATCGCGTCCACCTGGTCGTCATGGCGCCCATTCGGGAACACCATCAGCTCGGAGACGAGATCGGGCAGCCAGGGCATGCCGGCCCGGAAGAAGACCTTGCCGCTTGCCATCTGGCCTTGGAACGAGCGCGCCCGCGCGACCTTGTCCGTCGTCGAGGCGATCTGCTCGCGGGCGAAGAACACCTTGCGCTCGCGCATCCGCAGGCGAAGGAACGGCCCGACCGATTTGTTGATCTGGCCCGTCTCCTCCGCCCAGCCGAGCGGGTTGTGCAGTTCCACCATGTCGAGGAGCGGATCGACCCAGGTCTCGGGATCGCCCTTTCCGCGCCAGAGGTCGTGAACATAGAGGTTGCCGTCGCGATCGAAGGCCGCGACGACGTGGACCGTGAAGTCGCCGTCGTCCGACACCGCGTAGTCCGAGCCGCCATAGAAGCGGCAGCCCTCGGGAAGCGTCTCGTAGGTCTTCAGCCACTCCCGCTTGAAGATGTCGCCGGCATCGGGCGCCGGCCGCTGCTGGTAGAGCGAAGCCCAGGTGCGCGGCACCGTCTCGAACTGCCGCCAGTGCTCACGATCGAACCAGTCGGGCCACAGATATTCGCCGGCCGCGCGGCCTAGCGGATCGTCGTCCCGCTCCGCCTTCGCGGCGAGGCAGATGACCTCCCAGACCTGCCCGTCCCGGCACATGATCGCGCCGGACTGCCCGTCATAGCCCTCCGGCAGGATCGAGCCCGCCAAGTCCTCTTCATGCCAGCGCGTCTGGATCAGGACGATGGAGCCGCCCGGCACGAGGCGCGTCTTCAGATCATCCTGATAAGCCTCGATCGTCTTCTTGCGGATCGTCGGGCTTTCCGCCTGCTCACGCCCCTTTACGGGATCGTCGATGACCAGCAGATGGGCGCGGTTGCCGGTGATCCCCGAAAGGATGCCGCCGCCCATGTATTCCGAGCCGTTCGTCAGCGCCCATTCGTCGGCCGCCGCGCTTTCGCTCGACAGGGACGCGCCGTAGAGCCCGGCATAGCCCTTCTGCTTCACGATCGAGCGGCAGCGCCGGCCGAGCTTGCGCGAGAGGTCCGAACCGTAGCTGGCGCCGATGACCTTGAAGGCCGGCCGCCGCCCCATCGCCCAGGTCGGGCCGACGACGCTGGCATAGGTGCTCTTCGCACTGCCCGGCGGCATGAAGATCATGAGCCGGCCGTGCCGCGTCTCGACGCAGCGCTGAAAGGCCCGCATCAGAAGGCGGTGATGATCGGCGACGCCCGTCTCGATCGCCGCCGGGCTGGCGAAATGCTCCTCGTCCTCGTCGTCTTCCACCGGCTTGCCGGGGATCTCGATCGCCTGACTGAAACCGATCAGGCTTTCCCGCGCTCG